GGCCGATGCCAGTCTCCCCGCCTAGCATCTGCACCGCGCCAAGTTGCGGCACCCTCGTCTATGGCAGTGGACGCTGCCCCGACTGCCGCAAGGACAGCGACAAGGAACGAGGCAGCGGCACACAGCGCGGATGGTCACCTAAGTGGGCAGCGTTCAGCAAGGCGTATCTGCAAGAGCACCCGCTGTGCGTGTCACCCGAGTGCAGCGCGCTACCAGTGTGGCGCAGACCAGCAAGCACAGACGTCGACCACATCGACGGCACAGGACGCAACGGGCTACGCGCCTATGACGACGACAACCTGATGGCGCTATGCCACCCATGCCACTCACGCAAGACAGCGATGCAAGACGGTGGCTTCGGACGACCAAAGCTCAACGACTAAAACTTTCCAACCCCAGGGGTCACTGAATCGCTGGCACGATCTCAGCGGAAGCCCGTCGGGTAGCAACGCGCTCGATCCCTCAGAACGTGCTCGCCCCCTTCGAGCCTAGGAGCCCTCGCCTGTGATCCCCACGCTCCTACGCCACGCGTCGACCTGCTCGAGCCCGAAGCCGCCTGTGCGTGATGCGCAGTCTACTGGCGTGGTCGTGTGGCGCTGCCCTGGCTGCGGCGCGCTGGCGTCGACCTCGAGGAGCGCGTGATGGTCGATCAGATCCACGCGACCTTGAGTAAGCTCGTGGTCCCCATCGAGGGGCTGGTCCCTTACGGGAAGAACCCGCGTCGTGGTGACGTGGATGCGATTGCAGAGTCGCTGACCGTGAACGGGCAGTACAAGCCGATCGTGGTCCGGGCAGGATCGAACGAGGTGCTGGCGGGGAACCACACGCTGAAGGCTGCGCGTCAACTCGGCTGGGACAAGATCGCGGTGACGTTTGTGGATGTGGATGATGATGCTGCGGCGCGGATCGTGCTGGTAGACAACCGCTCGAATGACTTGGCGACATACGACGAGGTGGCGCTCGCTGAGTTACTGGCGTCGTTGCCTGATTTGACTGGCTCTGGGTATGGCGCTGCGGATCTGGATGAGTTGCTGGGGGGGGGTGGGTCCGACGAGCCCCATGAGGCACCCGAGCCTCCTGTTGAGCCTGTGTCTGTGCTCGGCGACGTGTGGGTGCTTGGTCGCCATCGCGTGATGTGCGGCGACTCGACTGAGCCTGGAACGCTGGCGAAGGCCTGCGGTGAACTTGTGCCGTCGTTCGTCAACACGGACCCGCCCTATGGCATCAGCATCGTCAGGAGCGATGGGCACATCGGAAGCGGCGGCCCGGTCGGTGGAGTGAAGAAGGGCAGGATCGGGAGTGGGAAGATCGTCCCGACAAGGCTCTACGCGCCGGTGGCTGGCGATGGTGACACTGATGCTGCCAGAGACGCCTTTGTGCTACTGAGTGCTGAATACCCGAAGGCGCTACAGGTCTGGTGGGGTGGGAATCACTACAGCGCGTCCGCTGGTCTGCCTGACTCGTCCTGCTGGATTGTTTGGGATAAGGCCAATGGCACGAATGACTTTGCAGACTGCGAACTCGCATGGACGAACTCGACTCGCGCAGTCCGACGTTTCACCCACATGTGGAACGGGATGCTCCGCGAGTCCGAGCGAGGACCCAGATCACATCCGACACAGAAGCCCGTCGCTCTCGCTGTGTGGACGTTCGAGACGCTAGATCCTGACTGCGCACATCCGGTCGTGCTGGACGTGTTCGCTGGAGCCGGGTTCACTCTGCTCGCCGCAGAGACTGTAGGCAGAACCGCAGTCTGCGTGGAGTTGTCTCCCGCATACGTCGACGTAATCTGCCGCCGCTACCAAGAGCACACAGGCGACAAGCCGGTCCTCGAGTCGACCGGCGAACCCCACGACTTCACCACGAAGGACTAGCCATGGCTTCACAGGCAGCGACCGGGCGCAAAGCCGCCCCGCGCGCACTGAAGCTCCTTGGCGGTATCGCACCAGGGCGCGACTCTGGTGGGCGCAAGGTCGCCGCCGCGGTCCCCTTCGAGCGTGGTGCCGTCACCAAGCCGAAGGACCTGTCCAGCGACGCTGCGTGGCTCTGGGATCAGGTCGTCGCGCAGATGCACAGCGTCGGCCTGCTCAAGCCCCTGGACGCGGCCAGCCTCGAGGTTGTCTGTGAGACGTTCGCCCGCTGGCGTGAGGCTGTCGCCTTCCGTCGTGCGCACGCGCTCCTGGCGAAGAACTCGCAAGGCACCGTGGCTGCACCCTGGGTCGGCATCGAAGAGCGGGCTTCGCGTGACTTCCGCGCATGGTGTGCGGAGTATGGCCTGACTCCGGCCGCTGAGAAGAACCTGGCGAGTGGAGACGATAGCAATGGCGACGACAAGGAGAATCCGTTCGAGTGACGACCTGAACCTCTCTCCTGAGGTCAGGTGGTATCTGGAGTCCCGCCAGATCGCGTTGCCTACATGTCCGCCCCGAATCAAGACGCCGGAGCCGAGCAAGGTACGCGGCGCACAGTTCGACCCAGCCCGTGTCGACAAGGTGCTCGCCGCGTTCGCACTTTTGAGGCACACACAAGGTCAGTGGGCTGGTCGTCCGCTGATCCCTGACCCGTGGCAGGTCGCCTACATCCTGGCGCCGATCTTCGGCTGGGTGAAGTGGGACAAGGACTCCGAGTCCTACGCGCGAATCATCCGCAAGTTCTACGTCGACGTGCCTCGCAAGAACGGCAAGAGCACCCTGTTGGGTGGCATCTCCATCTACATGATGGCTGCCGACGATGAGCCTGGTGCGCAGATCGTGTGCGCTGCGACCTCAGAGCGTCAGGCCGGGTTCGTGTTCAACCCGATCAAGATGCTTGCGGCCAAGTCGCCGGCGCTGAAGCAGCACGTCAAGACGGTCACGAAGAAGGTCATCCACCCGCGCTCCGGGTCATACATCGAGGTCGTGTCCAGCGTTGCTGACGCGCAGCACGGCGCGAACATCCATTTCGGTTGCGTCGATGAGCTCCACGTCCACAAGACCCCGGACCTAGTGGAGACGATCGAGACGGGCACCGGCTCGAGGCGGCAGCCGCTCATTGGCATCATCACCACTGCGGACTCGGGCAAGAAGAACACCATCTACTCGCGCAAGCGTGAGTACGTGGAGCAACTCGCTCGAGGCGCGATCAAGGACCCGTCAACCTATGGCGTGGTGTGGGCTGCGGACCCGAAGGCGGACCCGTTCTCGGAGGAGACGCAGAAGACCGCGAACCCTGGATATGGGATCTCACCCACACGGTCGTTCATGAAGAGCGCGGCCGTCGAGGCGAAGGCGTCGCCGGCTGATCTGGCCAAGTACCAACGGCTGCATCTTGGGTTGCGGACGAAGCAGGAAACGAAGTACTTGGCTTTGGATGTTTGGGACCGCAACGGTTCGCTGGTCGATGAGACGAAACTGGTTGGCCGTGAGGCGTTCGGTGGGCTCGACCTCGCGTCCACGAGCGACTTGTGTGCGCTGTCGTGGGTGTTCCCTGCCGAGTCTGGTTTTGACAACCTGTGGCGCCTCTGGACACCTGAGGCGAATCTGGCCAGCCTCGACAAGCGGACCGCTGGCATGGCGACCGTGTGGGTCCGCGAGGGCTTCCTGACGCTGACGCCGGGCAACGTGGCCGACTACGACTTCATCGAGGCGCAGATCAACCTCGACCGGGAGAAGTTCGCTGTCCGCGGGATCGCCTACGACCCGTGGAACTCCTCGCAGTTGGTCAACGATCTGGTCTCTGATGGTGCGCCGATGGTGAAGACCCGGCAGGGCCTCGTGACGCTGTCGGCACCGACGAAGGAGCTTCAGAAGATCCTCCTCTCAGGCACTGAGAAGGTGCCGATGTTCCGTCACGGCGGGAACCCTGCCGTCCGCTGGCAGGTCGACAACTTCGCCGTCAAGATGGACCCGGCTGGGAATGTGAAGCCGGATAAGTCGGTGGCCGCGGACAAGATCGACGCCATCGCGGCCACGATCAACGCACTCTCGCTCGTCCTGGCCATTGGGCCGAAGAAGGTCAGCAAGTACGAAACCGAAGACCTCGCGGTCGTCTGAGCAAAGGAGCCCTCGTGAATCGTCGTGACCGGCTCCTGCGTCAGGTCCACCTTCAGCGGATCGTCGTCACCCTG